AAGGTAAACTGCTCCAACTGCGGAAAGCGCCGCTACGGGGCCACATACGAGATTGAGAAAAAGAAAGGGGCATAATTATGTACGAGAACGAAAACGCCAACGCCGTATGCTGCAAGCCTGCGGAGCCTGGCATAGCAAGAGTGCTGGAGCAGAACCGGGAGGCCATCTATCGCATTCGGGAGATGACCGGCTCCATGCGCGTGACCATCTGCGGCCAAGGCGGCGGAGAGAGCGGGAACATGAAGCAGCCGGAGTGCCTGGCGGACGATGTAAGTATTCAGCGGGACCTCTTGAGGGATATTGGAGATACGCTGTGTTTCATCATGGACAAGCTGAACGCCTAATATGCTTCTGCAATGCTTTTGCATAGCTGATGAATAACAGATACAGGGAGACCCTGGGCTACGGCCTGGGGCCTCCATTTTTGTACCCGCAAGGGGCACGCCGCATCCGTAAGTCGGCTTCGCCTCCGACGGCTGCGCAGTCTCCGTTTTTCTGGGAGGGAGGAAAGGAGGAAGGGGGGTAGGGGGGATAGAGGTATGGAGGGTGGGCGTACCCCCTGCCATCCTCGCTTATTTTTTATCTCTGTTCCTGGCGGAAAACGAAAATGTCTCTGGTACGATAAAGCAAGACAGGACGGAAAGGTGGCGAGCTGCACATGGCGAAAAGTAAATACGAGACCCATGTGCTGCCCTACCTGGACAAGATTGCCTCCTGGGCAAAGGACGGGGCCACATCCAAAGAGATTGCCGGGAAGCTCAAAATCTCCTACTCCAGCTTCAAGAAGTACCTGGACCTTGGGAGGAAGGGCGACGAGCGGTACGCGGCCTTGTCAGGGCCTTTCACGCAGGCGTGCGAGGTGCCGGACGACAATGTGGAGGCTGCCCTATACAAACGGGCCTGCGGCATTGAGTACGAGGAGGTCAAGACAGAGGAAACTGTCAACCGCAAAACCGGTGCGAAAGAAGTCCTGGTGACGACGACTAAGAAATTCATTCCTCCAGACCCGACCAGCGCCATGTTTTGGCTGGCCAACCGGCGGGCGGAGCGGTGGAAGTACAAGCCGGAGGCGGAGGACAAGGAGGGCGACGATGGCAGCGGTGTGGTGGTGCTGGCACCTGTGATGGACAATCCGGGGCCGCCCACCCAGAACGGGGGCGGAGAGGATGCCTAAAGCTGTATGGAAGCCACAGCCGCGCCAGGCCGCCCTCATGGCACGCTTTGAGGACGAGGCCCTGTATGGCGGAGCTGCTGGAGGCGGCAAATCAGACTGCGCTCTGGCTGAGGGCCTGCGGCAGGTCCATATTCCGTATTACCGTGGCCTTATCCTACGAAAGACCTACCCGCAGCTCTCCGAGTTGATGGACCGCTCCATGGAGCTGTACCCCAGGGCGTTCAAGCGGGCCAGGTACAACGACCAGAAGCATTGCTGGACATTCCCGTCTGGGGCCAAGATTTTCTTCGGGGCCATGCAGTACACCAAGGACAGGACCAACTACCAGGGCAAGCGATACGACTTCATAGATTTTGACGAGCTGACGCAATTTCTCTGGGAGGAATACAGCTACATGTTCTCCCGCAACCGACCAAACGGACCGGGGACACGGTGTTACATCAGGGCGCAGGCCAATCCGGGCGGAGTTGGGCACGGCTGGGTAAAGGAACGATTTATCACGGCGGCAAAGCCCATGCAGACCGTTTGGGAGCAGGTGAAAATCCGCTTCCCGGACGGCCATGAGGAGACGCGCTGGAAGTCCCGCATCTTTGTCCCGTCCTCTGTGTTCGACAACAAAATTCTGCTGGAGAACGACCCTGACTACCTCACACGCCTGGCATCCATGCCGGAGCAGGAGCGAAACGCGCTGCTGTACGGAGACTGGGACACCTTCGCCGGGCAGGTATTCACGGAATGGCGCAACGACAGCGATCACTACCAGGACCGCATCAATACCCATGTGATTGACCCGTTCAAGGTGCCGGACACCTGGGCTATCTGGTGCGGGATGGACTGGGGCTACTCCAGGCCGTTCTCCGTGGCATGGTACGCAGTAGACCACGAACGGAGGCTATACCGCATCCGGGAGTATTACGGCTGCACAGGCCAGCCAAACCAGGGCGTGAAAATGGAACCGTCGGAGGTGGCGCGTGAGATTCGCCGCATCGAGGAGGAGGACCAAAACCTCAAGGGCAGGCGCATCAACCGCGTGGGAGACCCTGCCATCTGGGGCAGCCAGGGCACGGAAAGCATCGGCGCACTGATGGAGCGGGAGCGGGTGTACTTCGAGAAGGGAGACCACGCCCGCATTGACGGAAAGATGCAGGTGCATCACCGCCTCGCCTTTGATGACACTGGCGTGCCCATGCTCTATGTGTTCAACACCTGCCGCCACTTCATCCGCACAGTGCCAAACCTGGTGTATGACGAGAAGGATGTGGAGGACATCAACACCGACGGAGAGGACCACATCTACGACGAGTTGCGCTATGTCTGCATGAAGAATCCCATCGCGCCCAGGCCCAGAAAAGCGCCGCCCCTGGTGGTGTATGACCCGCTGGACATGAACGAGGACAAGCAATACGACAAATACGACTTTTACAGGAGGTACTAATCATGGCGGTATTTGGAAAAAAGAAGGACCCGACAGGCGTAGAGCCGCAGGGCGGAAACGGAGGCGCTGCATTTATGCCTGCGATGGAGCGCGGGGCAGGACAGCGGCAAGGAGGGTCCATGCCTGCATCCGTCGGATTGCCCGGCGCGCAGCGAGACGGGAGCATCAGCCCGGAAATGGCCGGTATGCTGCTGACCACCCCCTCCTCCAAGCCCCGCATTGGCAAGGAGGAGGTTGGAAAGGCAATCGACCTGCTGACACGCTACAAGCAGGGCAAGGCCAACCTGGAAAATCGAGTGGTAGAGGACGAACTGTGGTGGGAGCTGCGGCACTGGGAGGTCATCCGCAACAAAAAGAAGGATGCAGATGGACGCGGGCCGGAGCCGTCGTCCGCGTGGCTGTTTAACAGCATCCTGAACAAGCACGCCGACGCGATGGACAACTACCCGGAGCCGGTGGTCCTGCCCCGCGAGCGCAGCGACGAGGGCAGCGCCAAGACCCTATCCAGCGTGCTGCCCGTCATCCTGGAATACAACGACTACGAGCAGACCTATTCCGACAACTGGTGGGAGAAGCTGAAACACGGCACGGCTGCCTACGGTGTGTTTTGGAACAGTGCAAAGGAAAACGGACTGGGAGACATCGACATTCGGGAGATTGACCTGCTCAAGCTCTTTTGGGAGCCTGGCATTACGGACATTCAGCAGTCACGCAATCTGTTCATCGTGGACCTGGTAGACGAGGACCTGCTGGAGCAGCAGTACCCGGAACACAAGGGCAATCTGGGCGGCAGCGTGGTGGATGTGAAGCAGTATATCTACGATGACACGGTAGATGTCTCTGGCAAGAGCGTGGTGGTGGACTGGTACTACAAGGTCCGCTCCGCCTCTGGGAAAACGCTGCTGCACTATGCAAAATTTGTGGGTGACACACTGCTGTTCGCCAGCGAGAACGAGGAGCAGTACCAGGAGCGCGGCTGGTACGACCATGGGCTGTACCCCGTTGTGCCGGATGTGCTTTTCCCGGAGAAGGGAACGCCGGTGGGCTTCGGCTATGTTTCCATCTGCAAGGACCCACAGCTCTACATCGACAAGCTCTCCGCAAACATCCTGGAAAACAGCATGATGACCACCAAAAAGCGGTTTTTCGTTTCCAACAGCACGGGCATCAACGAAAGCGAATTCCTGGACTGGAGCAAGCCGTTGGTCCATGTGGAGGGCGAGCTGGACGACAGGCGGCTGCGGGAGATTGTCACGCAACCGCTGGATGACATCTATGTGACCGTGTGCCAGATGAAGATTGAGGAGATGAAGGACACGGCGGCAAACCGGGATGTCAACTCCGGCAGCACCGGGTCCGGCGTGACGGCGGCTGCGGCCATCGCCGCGCTCCAAGAGGCGGGAAACAAGGCCAGCCGTGACATGATTGCGGCCTCCTATCGCGCCCATACGGCCATAAATTCCATGTGTATTGAGCTTATCCGGCAGTTCTATGACGAGACCCGCAGCTTCCGCATCACCGGGGATTCGCCCGGAAAATACGACTTTGTGGACCTGAACAACGCAGGAATCCAGGACCAGCTTATGCCGCCGTCCTACCCTGGGCAGGAATTGGAGGCGGATTACTCCCCTATGTACCGGCGGCCTGTTTTTGACCTGAAAATCAAAGCGCAAAAGAAGAATCCATTTAGCAGGATGGAGCAGAACGAGCGGGCCAAGGAGCTGTACGGTCTTGGATTCTTCAATCCAGAGCGGGCACAAGAGGCTCTGGGCGCGCTGGAGATGATGGAATTTGAGGGCATCGACAAGGTGCGCGAGCAGGTGCAGCAGGGACAGACCCTCCTCAACATCTGCCAGCAGATGTCTATGCAGCTCGACCAAATGGCCGCTATCATTCAAACGCTCACCGGTAAGGACATGGGCATCGGGGCAGCCGGAGGGGCTTCTGGCGGAGCATCCGCGCAAGGCGGTCAACCTGCCTCCCCGTCCGGCGATGGTGGCGGAGGCGGACTTGCAAGCGGCATCATGGAGGCCCAGCATCCTATGACTGGATACGGGGAGCGCCTGGCAAAGCGCAGCACGCCGAGCATGTCCGCATCAAGCAATGCTGCAAAGCCAAAGGCGTGAGGGAGGCGGAGAGCATGACGAGAGCCTGCTTAAACATCGACGGGAACAGATTTCTGCTGACCATGGACGGGCACGCTGCCGGTAGTGAGACGGTTTGCGCTGCCTGCTCTGCCGTGGCGTATGCACTGGCTGGGTATCTTGCAAACGCCGGGGACCATGTCGTGGAGCTGCGGGAAAACATCATGGAGAGCGGACGGGCCTGCCTCATTTGCCGTGGGGACGCTTGCGTAGAGGCGGCGTATCGCATGGCGGGAATTGGACTGGAACAGATAGCAAAGCGATACCCGGACTTCCTGGAGACCATCTTTTTTGATAATTAGAAAATTTTTTTGAAATCCCTGGCGCATTTCCAAAACGCATTTGTTACGCTCAAGATGTCCTCCTGCTTCACCTATGGGGGCGGCGGTGGTAGGCGAAAGCCGCGCCGCCGCCCTGGTGAAGTCAAAAGGGCCGATGCACGGGGGCGATACACCCGCGACGAAAAGGAGGCAATCCTATGAAATTCAAGCATTTGCTGGACATCAGCCTTTCTTTGTTCGATGGCGGCGCTGCCGCCGGAGGCGGAGATGGAGCGGGGGCGGCGGCCCCTGGTGCTGACACAGGCGCAAAGGGCGATTCCCAAGCACTTCCTGGTCCCACCCGCCGGGGCAAATCAACGGGCGATTCCAAAACAGTCCTTTACGGAAAGCAGGCGGCACCGGCGGAGGCTGGCGACGATACCGGCACCGTAGCAGGACAGACGCAGCCCTCCGTCGCCGGGAGTGGCAAAGAAGGGGATGTGACTGTCACATCCGACGCTCTGGAAGCAAAGAGAAAAGCGTTCCAGGACCTTGTGAACGGTGAGTACAAGGACATCTACACCGAGGAGACCCAGCGCATCATCAACCGCCGATTCCGGGAGACCCAGAATCTTGAGCAGCAGATTGGGCGCAACCAGCCCATCATCGACATGCTGATGCAGCGGTACAAAATCGGTGACGGCGACATGAACAAGCTGAACGCCGCCATTGAGAACGACGATGCCTACTGGTCCGAGGCCGCCGAGGAGGCGGGCATGAGTGTGGAGCAGTACAAGCAGTTTCAGAAGCTCCAGCGGGACAACGCAAACCTTCTCCAGGCCCAGCGCCAGCAGAGAAGCCAGCAGGCTGCCCAGCAGCAGCTTCAAAAGTGGTACGGAGAGGCCGAACAGGTCATGACCCAGTACCCCGGCTTCGACCTGAACACGGAGGTCAAAAATCCGCAGTTTCTCTCAATGCTGAAAGCCGGTGTCCCGGTGCAGCACGCCTACGAGGTCATCCACATGGAGGACATCAAGGCTGGCGTTGCCCAGACCACGGCCAAGCAGACGGAGAAGCAGGTGGTAAACGGCATCCGCGCCAAGGGCGCAAGGCCCCAGGAGAATGGAACAGCTTCCCAGAGTGCATTTACCGTAAAGGACGATGTTTCCAAGCTGTCTAAGAAGGACAGAGCGGAAATCGCCCGCCGAGTTGCACGGGGAGAGAACATCGAATTCTGATGTCTCCTCTCCCGCGCAGGGAAAGGAGAAAGACACTATGTATAAAACCATGAACGCGGCGGCCAAAAAGCTGCTGCTCCTGCCCGTCATGCTGAACCTGTTTGACGGGAACACCAACACCTCCGGGGACACGGGGCTGTCCGACGAGATGAAAACCTTCTACTCCGACTATCTCATTGATATGGCGGAGCCGGAGCTGGTCCACGACCAGTTTGCCCAGAAGCACCCCATCCCCAAGAATGGCGGCAAAATCATCGAGTTCCGCAAGTATGACCCCCTGCCCAAGGCGCTCACCCCTCTTACTGAGGGTGTGACCCCTGACGGCCAGAAGCTCACCATGGGCGTTATCACCGCCACGGTGAAGCAGTACGGCGGCTTCATTGAGCTGTCCGACATTCTGCTGCTGACCGCCATCGACAACAACCTGGTGCAGGCAACCAAGCTGCTGGGCAGCCAGGCGGGCCGCACCCTGGACACCATCACCCGCGAGGTGCTGAACGGAGGCACCAATGTTCAGTATTGCGAGGGCCAGGTCTCCAGCCGCTCCGCGCTGTACTACACCAGCGCCGCCGACAACTGCAACATGACCGTGGATGCCGTGCGCCGGGCCGTCCGCTTCCTCAAGGTGATGAACGCCCCCCGCATCAACGGCTATTACGCCGGTATCATCCACCCCGACTGCTCCTATGACCTTATGAGCGACGAGAAGTGGGTCAATGTCAAGACCTACTCCGACCCGGACGGCATCTACGAGGGCGAGATTGGCCGCATCGAGGGCGTGCGTTTCGTGGAGGCTTCCGAGGCCAAGGTTTTCCACGGAGACAATCTGGCTTCCAACAGCCGGACGCTGGCCGTAAACGGGGCAGTCAACGCCGGAACAAGCGTGACCTTCGACGGCGGGACCGTTGCCGCATCCGCCCTGGTGGGCCGCAGCGTGCTGATCGGAACCACCGTCGCAAAGGTGACGGCCAACACCACTACCACCCTGACCCTGGACAAGTCTGTTACCGCCGCCGACAATGCCGTCATCTATCCCGGCGAGGGCGGAAAGGATGGCCGCGATGTGTATTCCACCCTGATTCTGGGTGCGGATGCCTACGGCGTGACCGAAATTGCGGGCGGCGGCCTCCAGCACATCGTCAAGCAGCTTGGCTCTGCCGGTACTGCTGACCCCCTGAACCAGCGCGCTACCGCTGGCTGGAAAGCCACTAAGGTGGCTGAGCGCCTGGTGGAGGCGTATATGCTGCGTATTGAGTGTACCAGCACCTTCACCGCCGCATAAGGAAGAACCTGATATACGGGCCGCCTGTCCATCCTGACACATAGGACAAGGCAGGCGGCCCACACCGAAAAGGAGGCATTTTGCATGGCTACCAAGAAAGAAGCTGCTGCCAATGAGCAGGAGCAGACCGTCAAGGCGGCGGAGACCGCCGCAGTTCAGGACCCCGCCGTGGATGCGGAAAAAATCCTGGCCGATGCTAAGGCCCAGGCCGCTAAAATCCTGGCCGATGCTAAGGCCCAGGCGGCGGAGTTGGAGACCGCAAAAGCGCCCGTCCAGGGCGTGACTGCCGTTCCTGCTGCTACGGACCCCGGCGAGGAGCTGGTGTCTATCCGTCTGTTCAAGGACAACGACAAGTATAAGGACGATGTTTTTGTGGCTGTCAACGGCGAGCGCCTGCAAATCAAGCGGGGCGAGACGGTCCAAATCAAGCGGAAGTTTGCGGATGTGCTGGAACAGTCCATGCAGCAGGACACGGCAACCGCAAATATGATTGAGCGGAAAAGCGCCGAGTACGAGGCCAAGGCCGCCGCGCTCAATCTGTAAGCCCTAAAGAGGCTCAACAGAATAAGCATAATCCGCGAATTCCCAAGCGGCTGCGACACGGCGCGGCAAGGTATCGGAGGGCCATTCCTCCGGCCTTGCCGCGCCGTTCTTCATGGAAAGGAGGGAAAAAACATGAGCAGAACAATCAATGTGACGGTCAACGGCGAATTTGTCCGAAAGGACGATAAAAACGCCGGGGTCCAGGGAGAGGCCAATGTGACCACGCTGCACATCGTTATGAGCGGAGAGTGGGAGGAATTCAGCAAGCGTATCATCTGGCGGAACGCGCTGGGCGAGCATCCGGTCTCCGTGCTTCTCTACAACAGCGTGGACGGACTTGTAGCCGGGGATGACCCGCTCGTATTTGATACGCCGATTCCTGCTGAGCCGCTTGCGTTGGCCGGGTGGTGCAGCTTCACCATTGAAGGATTCCGGGATGGCACGCCAACTGCGGTTTCCATCACGGTGGCGGACAATCTGCTGGTCAAGGTAAACGATACCTACAACACCCCGGCTGAGCCTACCCCCACCCAGGCCCAGCAGCTCCAACTACAAATTGATGAAATCGTTCCCCAGGTCTCCACACTACTGGAGACGGCCATCGACGCGCTGAATCAGGCGGAGGAGGCCGTGAAGGTCTGGGCGGCGTGGGACAACACGACTAAATACCTTCCCCTGCAAAAGGTCTCACGACTGGGCAGCGCCTACATCTGCAAATCCGCGTGCGTTGGAATCGCGCCGGAGCTTGATGTGGCAGTAGGGGTGGAAGGAACCCACTGGATTCTGATTGCCTCCAAGGGGGACCAGGGCATTCAGGGCGCGGCTGGTCCGCAGGGTCTCACGGGAGCGCAAGGCATTCAGGGAGAGCGTGGCTTTCAGGGACAGAGCGGAGCGCAGGGACCACAGGGTACGCGTGGAATCCAGGGAACACAGGGAGCGACTGGAGTAGCAGGACCGCAAGGCCCACAGGGGCCACAGGGCGTTCAGGGACCGGCTGGTCCGCATGGCATCAATGGCGTGGCTGTGCAGACCGCTGGTATGGTCTCGTTTAATGTGACCGCAGCGGGAATCCTGCAATGCTCCCACACCGGAGACGAGCAGCCGGACTACTACATCAACAACGATGGGCATTTGTGCCTCGAAATCTGAAAGGAGGGTAAATCATGCCTACTTTTGACCTGGGCCAGGTGGTAGGCCCCCAGGGACCACAGGGCGCAACTGGCGCGCAGGGTCCGCAGGGAGATACCGGCCCGCAGGGCGCGCAGGGGATTCAAGGCGAAACGGGACCGCAGGGAATTCAGGGTGCGCGGGGCATCCAGGGGGAAACGGGCGCACAGGGCGCGGCTGGTGTTGACGGAACCACGCCGAACATCCAGGCCGGGACCACAACCACCCTCGCGGCTGGAAACAGTGCAACCGTGACGCGGCGGGCCGGAAGCCCTGACGCTGCGCCTATCTTCGACTTTGGCATCCCGAAAGGTGCGGATGCCGTCAATCCCGGCGACATGAACAAATCGGTCTATGACCCAAACAACAAGGCGCAGGACATCTTCGCCTACGCGGATACGAAAATGCCAAAGACCGGCGGTGCGTTTACCGGCGGCGTGTCCGGCGTGTCGCCAACCAGCGGCAGCACAAAGGGATTTCGCAACATTTACTTTGGCAGCGGCGCTCCGGCCTCCGGCTTGGGGGCAAACGGTGATGTCTACATCAACATCGGATAATTGAGAAGGAGGAAAACACCATGATTCGAGCGGGTAATTTCACCATTGAGGACCGTGGCTTTGCCGTATCGACAGAGACCGTGGGAGGCGTTCCGCGCCAGGTCATCGTAGGGGAACTTCCGGCTGGCATCAGCGACGAGGCTATGGCTGCGTTCTGCGCCGGTCCCGTGGAGGTGCTGGACGGGAACGGCGAGGTTGCGCAGACCCACGACGGTCCATTCCGCGTACTGTCTCACAGCCTCAAGTTGACCAGGACCAGCACCAGCGACGATGTGGCTGTTCTGACGGACCGCGTTGAGACGCTGGAAGCGGAGCTTTCCCAGGAGAGGAGCGCCAAGGAAAGCGCGCTGGGCGAGCTTGCAAGCCTGTCTACGCAGTTCAAAACGCTCCAGGCGGAGATTCCGTCCGCATCCAATCTTTCCGGCGCGGATTCCACGGAGAACGCTGGCACTACGGTCCAAGCGGAAAATGCAGAGAGTAGCCTGTAAGGACGCGGCGGAGGTCTCCTGCACCATCGCAAATCTTCTGGCGGAGCTGGAGCTTCCCTGCGGACTGTGCCGGAGCGGCGGCGTTGTGCTGACCGGGCTTTCTCCCACGGGTGAGAGCGTGTCGGTGCGGCTGCTGCCGGAGCATGTGCTGGAGGTAGAGGGCGGGGACGCGCTGCTGGAGCAGATACGAGGGAGAAGGTGCCAGTATGGCAAATAAACCTGCGAACACGGCTGACTTCGTGCTTGGGAGCAAGGCTTCCGACCTGTGGCTGTACACCGCCGATGTGTGCGCCAATGAGAAGGTCATCCCCAAGAGATACCGATACACCACCGGAACATCGCTGATGAACGATGCTGACACAATCTGCGACATGATAGAGGGTGCAAACCTGCTGGACCTGCGGGAGGAACCGGCTGAACGGCTCAAAATGCAGAGGCAGGCGCTTCAAAAGCTGGAGAAATTTGGGCGAAAAATTATGCGCCTGCTGGAGAGCGAGCAATATCCAGGCGTGAACGCCGCCAAAGCCGCCATCTGGTCCAAAAAGGCACTTACGGTGCGCTATATGTGCGCGTCGTGGTACGGCAAGGACAAGGAAAGGGCGGCCATGAACCGGGATGTGAGGCGGCGATAAGCTGCCTTTTCATCATAAAAGGGTGTGGCCTGTTCCGCCGTCAACTGGGGCCTGCGCTCCCCGAACTCCGATGCCAACAACGCGTACAACATCAATACCGACGGCTCCGTGAACAACAACAATGTGTACAATGCCAACTTCGCGGCTCGCCCCGCTCTGATGGAATACCGAGTACAAGTAGCCAACCGGCGAAAGCAGAGGCCCATCATCAAAGGAGGCCATACCCTGTCGCAGCGTCTCGCACGGCCAGAGCGTGCGGGGGCTGGGATAAACACATGGCATTGACGCTGGCAGGCTCGTAAGACATCTTGCAAGACCGATACTGGCAGCTATCAGCGATGCCACCCTGCGCTCCATGTCCAAAATAAAACGAGGATGTGCGACATGACCTATGAGGAACTATGCTCTTTTGAAACGCTGTGGTCTGCGTACCTGCGGGCCAGGCGGTGCAAACGGAGCAAAAAGAGTACAGCAGAATTTGAATTTCATGCAATCGAGGAGCTGCTGATACTCTCAAAATCGCTCTCGCAAGGGACGCTCCAGCCGGACGAGCTGGAATCCTTCTTGATTTACGAGCCAAAGAAGCGGCTTATCCAAGCACCATCTTTCCGGGACAAGGTAGTACAGCACGCGCTTACGGATTATATCGTCTACGACGAATTGAGCCGGAGCCTTACGCTGAACACCTTTGCCGCACAGTATGGCAAGGGCACGCACTACGGACTGGAGATGCTGGAAAAGCACATGAGGACCTACTTTCTGCGCAGGAAGGGGGCGGACGAGGCGGCGCGCAGGGCCGCCGGTCTCCCCTACCGACCAACGGAAGAATGGGGCTATGCGGACGGCGCTGTTATCAAGGGAGACATCCGGCGCTTCTTTCAGAGCATCCAACATGCCCCACTCAAGGCGGCGCTGTCCAAGCGCTTCCCGGACAAGCGGCTGCAATCGCTGATGTGGAAATACATTGACGCGGTGAATGACGGACTTGCCCTGGGCCATCAGACCAGCCACATCTACGCGGTGTTCTTCGTTCACTCCATCATGCACTATGTCGGAGAAAAGCTGCATCTGTCCATGTCCGGGATGTATATGGACGACTGGTATGTGATTTGCCCCGATATGAAAACAGCCCGTGAGGCGCTGTGCTTGATTCGAGCGGAATTCACAAAGCTGGGGCTGGAGCTGAACAACAAGACCAATATCTTCCCCTTGCGAAACGGCATCGACTTCTGCGGCTTCCACACCTACTTGACCCAGAGCGGAAAGGTAGTGAAAAAGCTGCGCTACTCCTCCATAAAGCG